TTAACTTGTCCGCACCTTCCATGAGCTTGTGATATTCGGACATAAATAGATCACCATCGCACTCCCTCATTTGTCCAACAGCACCATAAATAAGTTCGTCTACTTTACTGATATATTCTTCTAGGGTGTACTCTACTCTACCACCTAAAAACCACTTGTACTTCTTTACTTCTTTAGACATTTATACTCTCCTTTAGTTTGAATTGTTCAGTTATAACACCACACATATTTAAAAAAGATATACCATCAAAGTTACGATATTCTTCTGCAAAGATTACAGCCTTGATACCCGACTGATATATCAGCTTTGCACACTGAAGGCAAGGGGCATGTGTTGTAAACATGGTTGCACCCTCTCCACTTTCATGTGACTTAGCCAGCTTGGCTATAGTGTTTGTTTCAGCATGAAGCACCTCGTCACGAGTTACAAGCATAGGTTGTGGTAGCTGTTTGTCCGTCTCAGGATGAAACAATACCTTACGTTCGCACTCATTGTCCCAGCCAGACGGCGTTCCATTGTAGCCAATAGATATGATACGCCCATCTTTCACAATGACAGCGCCAACCTTTAGCCTCACCGCATGGCTACACTCAGCAAAGGCATAGGCTGTTTGCATGAACGCTTTCGCGTGTTTTCTTTTCATGTTACTAACCGTTATAGTTTTCTAATTCTAATGCAGAAAGGATTATTTCGTAGTGATCGAAGATATCCTCCGCAAACTTTTTCTGTGCTATTTCAGTTGCTTTTTCTTCCAGTGCTAAACCGGGAGACATGCCATCAGCTACAAGCTCGTCGTAAGCCTCACTGTATAGCTGTTCCATGAGTTCTTCATTCCACATATTTGACATTCTCATCACCTCTTGTCTCGATCCTAATTGCGTCAGGGTAGTCGTTCATGGCATCCCACCATGTGTTGATCATCTTGTCCTCTATTTCTACCATACCCTCTCCGAAACACTCATAGCATTGAGATGTTCTACTTGAGGACATATCAGATGAACCAAAGTATCCATGCCCTTCACAATGATCACATGGAAGTGTAATTCTTACTGTCATTGTATTTTATTCTACCTCTTATCCTAAGTCTATTGTTTCTCTATTTTGTGCAAAGTCTAGCAAATCAGCAGCCAATGCCGCTGCCTGTGCTCGTGTCAGTTGCACTGAGTCAAAAAACTCTGTGTTTTGTGGTTCACGCTTCTTGGTTGTTACCTGAACGCAAACTCCGCGATCATCTCCTCCAAAGAACCTTGTAAGTGATACACCCTGTGCGTGTGATTTAAGATCTGTTGCCATTGTCTTTTCCTTAGTGTTTCGAATAGCTAACTAGGGCGACGGTTTTATCCCAACAAGCGCGACAATCACCACAATTGTTACCCTGTGATCTAGCAGGGCAGGCGTAGCCCTTTGGTTCAATAGTGTACACTTGCGAGCCGTTAATACCTTGGGGTTTTTCTCCGTCGAGTTTAGACGCGGAGACGCGCACGTTAAGATTGTCTGGAAACGTATTGCCCATTGACAGCCAATCGGTGACCATGCGGCGCTCTTGTGTCGGTAGCCAATAGCGGATTTTTGGCGTCAATCGCGCAACCTCGACGATAGCGTCTAGCATTTCGATTGATTGCAAATCGCCGCTGTCGAACCAGCGATGGTATCCATCGACGTTGTACCGCTCGATCTGGAATACCATTGAGGCAACCCATTGATCGCGTGGCGTGGCAATCCACCGTGCGAGATTGTCTTTCCAACCCTTGTCAACACTTGGCCGAATTTTTTGCAAACGCCTAGCGTAACAGCTGGCACACGGCGTTCCGGCAATCTTGGCCAATTTTGAACCGGTAATACAGGCGAATGCGTCGATGGCAAACGTGGTTCCGGGCATCTTTGTGTTGCCAGTCGAGACTTTACCGGCAAGCTTTGCGTCTTTGACTTTCATGATACGATCCATTCTTTAAAGGTTTTCGGGTATTCGGCATTGGCTACGCAATACACGTAATTTTCGTAACGTTGCCAAGCTTTCAACGGCGCGTCAGGGTGCGCGTGTTTTTGCAGCGCGATAAACCGTCGAATTGACGCGTTGGTTTTGAACATGGTCACTTTTCCCTCATTTGTAAGAGGTTACAAAATCAATGTAGGCTATACAGGCTGCTATTGTAGCAGCACCCATACAGACTACTAGTATAGATATAGTAGTAGGAAGGGGTAGCAGTGTTCCACTGACTATAAGGAATAGTCCTACTAATATACCAAAGATTGTTGCTGCTATTCTCATGTTATTCGATCTCCATCGTAATAGGTTTGTCAGTATCGTGAAAACAAGTAAGAGAAAGTTTCTCACCATCTGTTGTTGTTACTTCTACTTCGACTATACCAAAATTAGTTAAATTTCTCTTGGATATAGTAATAGAGTTTACCCTATGCAAAGAGCTTTCCATAATTTTTTATCCCTTCCCGTGAATAGACTCATTGAGTATGTCAAGAATATCCTGTAGGGCATTCTCTCCCTCATCGTTTCTTCCACATGAACACATTAAAAGCATGTATTCAAGTTTAAATTTAATTTTTTGTGCTGTTTCTTTCTCTAACATTTTATTCTACCTTTCAATTTTATTTTCAGGTTTACACACGAAAAGGGCTGGCGCATAATTATACCAGCCCCTTAGATTTGTAAACGCTGGTTTATGCGTTAAGTTTAACCATGATGTCTTCTACAGACATTTCAGATAACTTATTGAACAATGCGGCGCGTTTCAAGAATGCCGCCTTATCGCCTTTTGTTTCCTCAGCTTTTTCAAGCCTTTTATTGGCTTGATCTAGGATGTTGACGAATTGACAGAGTTTGTCTACGTCAATTGCAACGGGTGTCATTTCAACGGTATACTCCCAGAATGGGACGGTATTCGCCTCATCAATAAGAAATGCTCGCCGATTGTCCTTATTCTTTGGGAGTTTAAAAACCTTATCCTTTTCATTCCAATTGTAGGGCGTGTGGTCCGAAAACCATTTGATAAACGCCTTAGTCCTGCCTGATTTAGGCATTGCATCCACTAGCCTATTCGCTGCTGTGTAGTCGTGGTGCTGTTTGGCGTGTCGCATAATTGCCACACCTGTTTCGTGGATGTCTTTGTCTAGAGACTTGCCACGGGTTTTGATTGATTTGATTTTCTTGTTGATCTGTTTAATGTCCATTTTATTAGCCTTTCGAGTTTAGGTTTAAGGTTAACGCGGTACAGTTAACAGCACAACCATAAAGCCATGCTGTTAACAATACCGCGCCAAGTTTAATCCTTAGCGCGGTAAAGTTTGTCATTGGGGGAATAATGCTACTTGCGCGGCATTGTTTACGCGCTGGCAGATTTACAGTGTCTTGCCACTCACTAGGGTTTGAGGGTATTTATTCCTCTCCCCGCGCCTTTCGCGCTTACCGCCTGTTACGTTACGGATTTCTGCTAGCCTTACCTGTCGCGTATCTGGCCTATTGCTTCCCGTGCGTCACCTTGGCTTTGCACGGTACACGTTAGACGGTCCACCGATTCGGTAGCATATAAAGCGATTGTTACCTGAGTCATGGGAATTAACCCCATCCAACCGCTACCGACCCATGCTAGGCGTTGCCACCTAATCCTTTACCGCTAACACCCTCTAGGGGCTTGCGTCGTGTCGATGAATGGAAGATAGGGAATTAACTTTTTATTGTCAAATCTAATCCAAATCGTTATATTTCAATGGTTTAGGTGTTATTTTGAAACAAAGTGACAACAAATCATCAAACAACGAAACAAAATTTCAAAGAAAATATAAACAACGAAACAATATTTCTCAAAAATAATTTATGAAAACATTTTTAATGATTATTGAAACATTATTCCAATCATCTTTTATATCTATAAAGTATAATCATTTGGGATATGTTTTTTCCATGTAATAACCATGCCAAGTTTAGAGAATTGGCGGAAAAGCAGGGAATGTGTTGCAATAATGTCACAGAATAATCTTCTGCACAATTAAGAGGCAGGCAGGGGTGGTATGCCTATTTATTAAGCACTAGGAGGATATTGCCTATTTTTTAAGCAGTTTATGGTTTGTTCCTGTTTTGTTCTTCTATGTTCCAGTGAAAAGAACCAGAACAAGAACAGAACAAGAACATTTAAGAACAAAATAAAAACATAGCAAGAACATGGCAGAACAGAACAAGAACAAAAGAGCAACCCCACCAAAAAAAATGTGCCGCTGCTATTATATATATATATACCCCTGACATATACAGACCAAAAATAAAAAGGCTTGCTAATATAAAATAAAACTGTGATAAAAATGTCACACTGTACAAACAAAAACACCCCCCTTGTTTTATTTTACATGGGGGGTGGGGGGTATAAAATATAAAAAATAACTAGGCTTGATCATCTAGTGTAGAACTACATCTACAGACAGCTTCGCTAAGTCTAAGACTAGCTTCGCTACTACTTAGACCATCTATATACTACTATATACTACTATATACTACTATATACTACTATATACTACTATATACTACTATATTATACTATATATAACTATATAAAAGCCTTCTTCGTAATCTAGGGATAAGGGTATCATGTTTTTCTTGTCTTCACAAGAGGCATGTGCTATATTAATTAAAATAATTAGAAAGTGTGACATTATGGCAACAGTATTAAACAATCATCATAACCAAAAAGAAGAACAAGTAAAAGAAATAAACTTTAATATTCTTATGTCTATAAGAAATAATCTTAAAGAATTAGAATACAGAAAGTCTAATGAGGATTTCTTGTCTTTCATCAAGAAGTTTGCTCCTCTTCTTGTCTCCGACTTTAAGATGGGTCGTCATATTGAGGTACTAGCAGATAAGTTACAACAAGTAGAAGATGGTAATATAAAAAGGCTTATGGTTTTTCTACCACCACGTTCTTCTAAGTCTGTTGTCTGTTCTAAGCTATTTCCTGCATGGTACATAGGTAAACATGCTAATCATGAAATCATGTCTATTAGTCACTCTGATCAGTTAGCTAGTGACTTTGGTAGGTCTGTACGTGACTTAGTAAGTGAAGAAGACTTTCAAAAGGTATTTAAGGGAGTACTGTTAAGGCAGGATGTACGTGCTGCAGGAAAGTGGAAGACATCAGGTGGTGGGTCTTACTATGCAGCAGGTGTGCGTAGTCAGATAGCAGGACGTGGTGCACACATAGCTATACTAGACGATGCAATGTCTGAGGAGGATGCTATCAGTGCAGCAGGAAGAAGGTACATCAAGGAGTGGTATCCTTCAGGTCTTCGTACACGTCTAATGCCTAATGGTAGAATTATTATTATTAATACTCGCTATCACTATGATGATCTATGTGGCTGGTTGTTAAAGCAAGAAGAAAAAATGGACTGGCATCTTAAACCATCAGAAAGATGGCATGTTGTGTCTATTCCAGCTTGGGTAGATGAAGACTCCTCTGATCTACTAGGACTACCTGTAGGTACGTCATACTTTCCTGAGTGGAAGAGTGATGATGTTCTACGACTAGATGAGATGGAAATACGTGCTACTAACGGTTCTAAGTATTGGGATAGTCTGTACATGCAGAATCCAACGCCAGATGAGGGTGGTATTGTAAAGAAAGACTGGATACAGTGGTGGGAGAATGACGATCCTCCACCATGTGAGTTTGTATTGCAAACATACGATACAGCCTTTTCTACTAGCAGCACAGCAGACTTTAGTGTGATACAGACATGGGGTATTTTTCATTCAGTATATGAAGATGAAGATACTGGCGTAGAACAGCTTGTAAGCAATATGATACTGCTTGGCAGCAAGAGAGGTAGGTATGAGTATCCAGACCTACGAAGAATTGCTCAAGACCAGTTTAAAACACACAGGCCGGATGTTTGTCTGGTAGAAAAGAAAGCTAGTGGTCAGTCGCTAATTCAGGATATGCGTAGGGCTGGTCTGCCTGTTCTGGAATACAATCCAGACAAAGACAAGACAACACGGCTGAATGCTATTACGCCTCTGTTTGAGTCGGGTCGTATCTATCTGCCAGCATACAAACAGTGGGCTGACGAATTAGCAGAAGAAGTAACCACTTTTCCGTATGCACCACATGACGACCAAGTTGATGCCTTGACTATGGCTGCGCTATATCTAAAGGAAAGCTGGCGTATTGAACATATTGAAGATGCTGATTGGGAAGACGATGAAAACCCAAGACGACAGAAAAGGGTTGCATACTGGAGAGTTTAGTGTTACTACTAGTGTAGTGACAATAAGAAGAAGGGGTATAACAATGTCATCTACAATACTAGAAAAAAGAAATAAGTTTTACTTTCCAGTTAAGGATAATCACTTTAACGGAGAAGAATATCAGAAACCACACAGGTTTCACAGCTTGGGTTTTGTAAATAACTATGGTACAGCTATTGATGTTGGTGCACATGTAGGAACATGGGCAGTTGATCTTGTTCGTATGTTTAACATGACAATCTGCTTCGAGCCAATTAAAGATCATAGAGATTGTCTAAATAAAAACTTGAGTGAGTCTAAGAATGAATACAAAATTTATGACTGTGCTTTAGGTGACAAGTACGAAAAAGAAATATCACTAGGCTATGTAACAGAGGGTAATAGCGGTACAGCGTCTATAGCTGCAGAAAATGCAGAGTATACTGCAGAAATGCGTACTCTAGACAGCTTTGAGTTTGATAATGTAGACTATATCAAGGTTGATGTAGAAGGCTTTGAAATGCAGTTTCTCAAGGGTGCAGCAGAAACCATTAAACGAACTAAGCCAGTAATTAATATTGAGATTAAGAATAACTGTGAGAGCTTTGGTATTTCTAGACAGGATATTGCTGACTACATCTGTAATGATTTAGGCATGACTTGCGTAGGCAAGACAGTACAGGATTATATTTTTAAATATGTATAAGTTGTATAAATTTTAACTATGTGATATATTATCATACTTATTAATATTTCTTGTGAAGAGGGCAATATAATGATTGGCAAAGGTTTAGTAAGTTTAGTACCTATTATAGGAGGATTACCTTCAATGGATAATGTACCTAGTAATAATGTAAATCCTATTATGACTCAAGAATCTCAAAAAGAAGCTCCTCTTCCTAAAGTAAAACCTGATTATTCTAAGATTTATTCTGAGGAAAAAGAAGCTCCTCTTCCTAAAGTAAAACCTCCTGTATCTGAAGACTTTGATAAAAATCTTATGTTTGATAAAGTTATAGAAAGACTAGGAGTAGAGTTTGAAGATAAAGAGGAAGCTTATAAAAATTTAGAAAAGTTTGCAGAATTAACTAGAAATACAGAAAGTAGTAATAATTATAAAGCAGAAAACATACCTGTTGGTAAAAAGAAAAAAACTTCTGCAAAGGGTGCTTATCAATTTTTAGATGGTTCAATAGTTCCAGCAATTAATAGATTAGAAAGATTAATTGGTAAACAACCTTGGATGGCTGATTTGAAAAAGAGTAAGAATATTTTTTCATTAACAGATAAGCAACAAGATTTACTTTTTTTCGGAGATATGTTTGAAAAAACAGTAAATAAAACTAAAGGTTTTGGCGATAATCTTCTTAAAAAAATTGTAAAAGGTGATAGAAATGCTATGCTTCAAATGTATGAGAAAGCACACCATACAGGCAAGCTACCACCAGAAGCTAAAAAGAATGCACAAAGAAAATTTTTACAAAAAGATAATAATAAAAAACAAGGCGGTTCTGTAGTAGAACGTAATCCATATAATTACCAACCAAAGGCAATATAAAAAATGGCAACTGAACGTAATCCCTTTGATCCAATTCCAGTAGGTGAGTTATCAATTGAGATTGAAGCTACTGGTGAACTAGATGAGAACGGCAATGAAGCTCTTATGGAGATTGACCCAGAAGATGGTGGTATTGTTGTTGAGTTTCGTCCTCCACCAGATGAAAGATCAAAGGTACAGCAAAAAGAAGAGCCAGAAGAGTTTTATCGTAATCTAGCAGAAGATATGGATGAAGATGAGCTAGAAGAAATTGCTGCTAAAATTATAGATAACTTTGAAGCAGATAAAGAATCACGTTCAGAATGGGAAAGTATGTTTGAACGTGGTTTTGATCTACTAGGTCTAAAACTTGAAGAAGCGTCTGAACCATTTGAGGGCGCTTGTACTGCTGTGCATCCTATTCTTATTGAGTCAGCAGTTAAGTTTCAGTCAAAAGCTACACAAGAATTATTTCCTCCAGCCGGTCCTGTAAAGTCACAAATTGTTGGTGATGTTACTGAAGAGAAGCAGGAACAGGCTAATCGTGTCAAAGAATTTATGAACTATCAAGTTACTGATCAGATTACAGAATACTTTGACGAATTTGAACGTATGTTGTTTCATCTACCCCTTATTGGATCAGCATTTAAAAAAACATACTTTGATCAGGGTTTAAACCGTCCTGTATCTGAATTTGTTCCAATCGATCAATTTTATATTAGTTATTATGCGACGGACCTGCGACGGGCAGACCGTTATACTCATGTGATTTATCGTAGTCCAGTTGAAATGCAACGCGACATAGCCGCAGGTATGTATGCCGACGTTGACCTGCCTGAAGCTTCTATGCCAGAACAAACTCCAATGGCACAGAAGATGGACACGATTTTGGGTCTTTCCCCTTCTTCACAACATGACCCACAATATGTTCTACTTGAA